ATTTTCCGATAGTGTAATGGACGTCTTTTATGTCCGTCCATTTTTCAAATCTTTACTGGCAGGTTCATCATCTGCTCACGAGAGAGGTTATAAAACGCTTGGCCGGATTTGTGCGTAATGTTTCGGCAGTTATCACGATGGTGTTTAGCAGCAAAAGCGTAGAGCAGATATTCTGATACGACATCGTCGTTAAAGTGTGGTATGAGCATAAGCACAAAACCGCCAACAACCGTGTCGGAATAATCTTTGTCTATGAGTGCGATTTTGCCGATGTGATCCAGGCTACTAACTGCAGGTGTAATCATATAGTTTTTTCTCAAATACAGTTCCGGCTTTACAAGCTCGCTTGAAACGAAAACATCATCGCCCTTAAAATAGAACTGCTCTTCACCGATATTCCCGCCACGCAGTACTCTCACCATTTTGTCTGCCTTTATGGCGAGAGCGTCCTTTTTGTATGCAAGCCCAGACATATTCGAGAAAAGGTCTCCTACACGGCACCATTCCCAAGATGAAGGTATCTCAAAAGGCGCTAAATCTGCCAGAGACCGAACTTCATCGCCGATTTTCTCATAAGGAGTATTATCAGAACTCGGCTGTTTAACGATTACCTCGGTAGTTTAACGAATACTTCAGTAAATCAACGATTACCCCAGCTGTTTAACGATTGCAACGACAAAAAAGCCACAAAACCCATATAAAGCACAAAACCCCGCCGCAGAAATGCTCTGTGGCGGGGTTAGCTTATGTGCTGAAACAGCCGAAAAGCCTTATTTTAAGCGGTTTTCGGGCATAGAAAAAATCCACCGCAATTCTATCAAAATTACGGTGGACTTATGGCGGAGATGGAGAGATTAAATATACCACTTCACACCACTTTTTATTGCTTTATAAAATTGCCTGTAAACCACGCATTTACATCATTTAAGCCGTTTCATTTGTTCCGCATTTCACAAGCATATATTTACAATTCAGCTTTATCGTGTATAATTCGTGTACGCAAAAACAGCCGCCTCAGACCCATAAAAGTCCGAGTCGGCTGAAATTTTACCTACTTGATTTTAATTTTCTGCCCCACATAAATGAGATTAGCGTTCTTGATACCATTGTTCTTGACAAGCTTCGCAACAGTAGTCTTGTAGCGCCGTGCGATGCCTGAGAGCGTGTCTCCACGCTTCACAGTATAAGTCACTGTCTTCTTGGTGGAGCTTGTAGTCGGCTTGCTAGTCGGTCTGATAGCCTGCTTTTTGAAACCATTCAAGCCCTTAGCCTTGATAGCCGCAGGATAGTCCACATAGCAGATGTCCATATCAACATTGCCGCTGATACCGCTGACTCTGCCTGTGGAGCTGTACTGCCACATACCATATGTTCCGCCGTAGTTGCAGCGTGAGCCGTACTCAGCGACCCAAAGAGCATATCTCTTAGCGACGTAGGCAGATATGTACTGCTGTAAAGGCGAACGGCTGATATACAGTCCTGCCCAGTAGCCTGCGTGTTCGAGTGCATTGCAGAAAGTCTTGACAAGGCTGTTGCAAAATGCTCTGCCCTTTGCGAACTGGGAACGCTCCTCGAGGTCAAAGTATATCGGATACTCAAACGTCTTGCCCTTGATAGCGTTGATACAGGTCTGAGCCTCAGCCTTTGCGTCCTCGACACTCGCCGCATAGCTATACCAGTAAGCACCGACTTTCAACCCTGCCGCCTTAGCTGCCTTGTAGTGGCTCTCGAAATATGGGTCTTTCTGATGTGCATACTTGCCGTAACCAGCACGAATGATAACATAGTCGATACCAGCCTCTTTTACCTTTTTGAAGTCAATGTTCTGCTGATACTGTGAAACGTCAATACCCTTGAATGTCTTTGCCATAAAAATTACTTCCTTTCTAAATCTTCAATGCGGTGGTTTGCGACCTTTATCTGTTCAGCGACCACCGCATAATCCTGTTCCAGCTTGTAAGTCCGAGCAATAACAGAATTGTGCTTGTCCACCAGCTTGTCTATCTTGTACTCGATAAGCTTTTGGCTATCATACTGCGCCTGTTGCATAGTTTTACGGCTGTTAGATGCTATAACGAGCTGACACACTACCGCCGAAGCAGCTGTTATCAGTGCAACGATAATTGCTTCCGTCACTCGTCATCACCTGACTTTCTCTTGGCACTTTGCGTGCCGAAATAGAACGAGATCACCACCGTAAACACCGTGATGAACTGCTCTGCTGAAATCGTGCGGCGCAGTGCCAACACGCAGAACACCGCTGTCAAGAACAGTGTTACAATGGACTTTACATCAATGAGTTTCGCTAACTTCTGCTTCATGGTATACCTCCTTTGTTATCATCTCATACTCCTCAGCTGTGATCCACTTACCGACAGCAGCGTGCACCATAGCAACCGACCACAAACGGCTGTCATAGTATCTCTTGACCTTGACGTAGTTCTTACTCATCATCAATCACCTCATTCAGCTCAACACCGTTCAACATAGCCAGAAAATCAACGTTTGCCTTTATTCTGTCTATCTCGGTGACTTTGGGCTTGCGAAAATTGTCTTCCGTCAGCCCTGCGGCTTTCAGCATTTCTTCTTGTAATTCTGTCATACGTTACCTCCTATTTCTGACAGCTTAACGATATACTCTTCTTCTGACGGCACTGGTATGCGATAGCTGTCACCATTGCTGTTTTTAAATGTGATTGAACCGCCTGCTTCGACTTCGAGGTTTCGCAGAAAATCATCGTCAATCAGGGTTGAAATATCCGTGACGATTGGTTTTTCTAGTTCGTAGTATAGCATTACACCTGACATAGCCTGTTTAAATGCGGTGGCATCGGCGTAGGACGTATCGTTGACATAGATATACCCGTTAACGTTTGAGGTAGCTGATATGCCTGTTATACTGGTTTTGCCCCACGATTCATTTTGCGTTTTTGTCGAATATTTTGGGCATATGAAATTTGGTGCAATGCTATAACTTTTTGTCAATTTTTGCCCGGCTAAATGATGTGTTTTAAATGACACAGATTCACCAGCAGTCCACGTCAGCGTCCCCAAATCAACGCTGTTCACACACTGAACATATTTTTTATTTTCATAGTCCACATAGTTTCGTGCCGTTCCTGCTGACCAGCCATAGCCAGGCAGTGCCCTAATGGTTTCTGGGATTGGGTAAACGTTGCTGTGGTAGGGGGCGTAGGCTGGCATGGTATCTGATTTGTATATACCATCCACAAGCATTATATCAAATGCGTCAGCTATTGATTGCATGGTTTCTTTGTTACCTGGATAACATGCCACCATAATTTGTGTTGAATCGGTCATATCCCTAGAATTTGTTATAGTTTCTCTGACACCATTCGATGTAATCAGCCAGTTTGCCATTGTGTTGCCATGAACATACACAATTCCAAACGACACATTTGTCGGACACGTTTTTTCGTCTTTCAGGGCTATTTGTAGTGTTTTATTTGTGTCAATTTCAAAACCGTAATACAGACCTAATGCTGCACATTTTTCAACATCAAACAAATTTCGTCCCTGCTCCACAACCTCTGTCACCCCAGCACTAACAATTTCCCCGTCAATGACCTCAGAATGACCGCCTATTGACTTCACGCTCATCAGCTTACCACCTGTAGGCACTGCTTTCTGATACGCCGTTTCGCTGTCCGTTTCAAACCTATGCGTGATACCCTGACCGATGGAATACAGTGCGTCCACACGCCTTTTCAACTCCTTATCGGACATCTTTACACGTCCTATCTCAGCCGTATTTTCAGCTATCTTTCCGACAGCTGTAGTGTAGTCTTCAGGCAGGCTGTCAGCCACCGCCTGTGCTGTCTGTGCGGCGGTCTCAGCGGCTGTTCTGTCCTCTGCGACCTTAGCGGCGTTTTCTGCCACTGTAGCCTTGTCGGCTGTCACCTGCGTTGCCAACGTCTGCACCGCCTGTCTGTCTGCCGCAGTGCTGTCAGCATTGGTCTTGGCAGTTTTAGCATAGCCCGCCGTTATTGTCTTGTCAGCTTCAGTCTGCTGTGCCGATGCAGATGCTTGGGCTGCGGATATCTTAGCGGCGTTCTGCGCTGTGACCGCCTGCTGACGTGCGGTTTCTGCGCCCTGCATGGCGGTGTTTGCCTGCGTTGTGGACGTTTCAGCCGCTGCCTTTGCTGTTTCTGCTCGGCTTGCTGCCTGTTCTGCGGTGTCGGCTGATTTCTCTGCGTTTGTGGCAGATTTTTTTGCGTTTTCAGCCGCCTGCATAGCCGTGCTAGCTGCATTCTCAGCCCTTTCCACGTCAGCTTCGACCTGTTCACCGATTGCCGATATCCTATCCAGTGCGTCAGCTGCCACACTTGGTGACGGCACGGCATTATCACCGATAGCCGCACCGATTCTCAGGCGGAATATGCGTGATTTTTTAAGCAAAATATACTCATTGCCTGACAGTTTCTTTGCACATATCTGACACGATACTGTCTGTGCTGACCGCAGTATATCAGCCGTAGGCGTCCATGTGCCGCCTGTGATATCGACCTCATACGTCACACCGTCGCCGTAGTTTATCGTAAGCACATAGCGGTCTGCACCGTCTACTGTCAGCCCTTCGACCGACACGGGTCTGGCATTCGTTTCACCAACATAGCCCAAAAGGGCTGTGCTTAGGGCTACGTCGTAGTCTGTGTTTAGTGTTATTGTCAATTTAATCACCCCTCTTTACTCTATTGCAATATAATCAACATAATATGTTCCTGTCGGCACGATTCCTGTTGCCCCATCTCCCATGCAGACGTTCAGATAGTACGACTTTCCCGACCCATTAACGTGAGTACAGAACGTCTTGTATGGTGTTGGTGTGTCTGTCTGCCGTAGCGTTGCTATAACCTGCTTAGGCGCAAAGGTCAGTTCAAGCGGTATCCGCATAAGCGCATTTGCTTTCGTCATCTTGTATTCCACAGTACCATAGTGTATCTTGCCGGCTCGGCTCAGTATCTCATCGATTTCCTCACCTGCGTGTTGCATCGGATAATCGTTTTCGGTGATATCCTGCGCCAATGTCACATTTTCATCAGCCATTATCTCGCCCCCTTAAAGCTGTTCTTCAACGCTCAGACCTACCGCAGAAATGTCTGCTGAAAGTCCGCCGTCAAAGGTAAATCCTAAATTCGTTATTGGTATGTCATAGCTGTCTGCACCGTTGGTGTAGGTCACCACGTCACCTATGTCGAAACGTGGGTCACCAAGTCTGTGGTATAGCTCAGTGGTATACCACGAAAATCCACCTATCCTGCGCCACAGAGATTGTAGCAAAGACTCTGTCATGTATGGATTTTCAAACTCTAAAACTCTACCCTGCGTTGTATCTGTCACACCAAGCGACAGCGTTACATCATCACTCACTTTGCAGATAATGCCCACGATAGCGTTCTGCCTTTCAGACAGTGTTGGCAGGTCTATTGTGTTGTTATCAAGCGTTTTCACGCTCGAGCCGTACCATTTTCGGACGTACCGCCCGAAGCGGTCAACATACCCGAACTGCCCCTGAGCTGAGGCAAGGTAAGACAGCATTTGCCGCATGGTCACGTCCTTTGGCACTGAGCTGACCTTGAAATAGAAATACTTTGAGTACAGCACCTTGCCGTTCTTATCTATCAACCTTCTGCCGTTCTTGTCACGCAGTAGTCGCACCTCTGTGTAGTCATTGCCGTTCTGCAATCCTAATTGTCTGCAAATGTCGTCTTCGACGGCTTTATTCCAGTTTGGCATAGGGATATGCGGTACATATGGCTTGTCCGAGAAGTACAGCCTGTCCGCCATTGTCAGCTGGACACTGCCGCCCGACTTTTTCGACTTAACGCAGGTGAAACGTCCCATTGGTATTTTTTCGTCGCCAAGCATCTCTCCAAGCTTGCTTATCTGCTCCACTGTCAGCTTTGAAAGCTCAGCGTAGGTGTAGGATTCTAGGGTGGAGTAGGTGGTAAATGCCGAGCTGTCTTTCATATACAAACTGAAAACATACTCATTCCCAAGATACTTAGTTCCGTCGTCAACCAGTTCCGCCGTCACACTCTGAGAGCAGACAGCTCCAAGCTCTATATCATCACTTAGAGAGGTTGATTGAATGTCTGTCTGAACGTTCTGAATGCCGTCATATGCCACAGGTTCTCCGCTCTGAACGTCCTCTATCCACATACCCCACAAGGCTTTGTAACTCTCTGTCCTGCTTGTTATCTCATTGCTTGCTATGGTGTACATATGCCCTCCTAACGTTCTGCGAATGTGACAGTACAGCTCTTGTAATACTCACCACCGTCAAGTCTGACAAGCCCCTGCGGTACATAGTCGCTTGCGTTGGCAGATATAGAATAATACTTGCCATTGTGCCAAAACTCCAGTTCTGCAAAGTCGGGTCCGTCCTCGATAAGGGATTGTATCTCGGCCGAATCTGCGACAGGAAGCATTGTCCACTTGCAAGGCAGTTTATATTTGCAGAACTTTCTTGCACCCACAAACAGACCTGTTGTATTCACTCGTCCTGAACCTGCCGTCCATTCGTAACAGTTTACAGGGCTCCAGCTATCAGGGTCAGGGTCTGTCACCCACACGCCGTTTATCTTTAGCAATGTTCCTGTCAAAATGCACTCACTCCCGTCTTACGTTTATACTGATTGTTGCTGTCCTGCATACACTTGAAAAGCACCTTGCTGTCAACTGTTCCGAAGAACACAGGGTCATAAGCTTTCAGCCAATCAAGTATAGCGTTCAGCACCCTTAACACCTCGTCAAGCTTGCCGTTATCAAGCATACCTTGCAGTTTGCTCAGCGGTGAGATCACCTCCGGGTCTGCCTTTGCGTTCCTGTTATCGCCCACCATTGCAAGGGTCGGTGCTGTCGCAATTCCGCCTGTGGCAAGCTTTGGTATCTCAGGTATGCTTATTGTGTCAAGGTCAAAGCCAAAGGTTTCTCCGCCTATGCCAGGCACCCAATCAGGCACATCAAAACTCAGGCTGTTAATGCCGTCGATTATCCAGTTGACCGCACTTTCAATAGCACTGGTCATTTTGTTTACTGCACCGATAATTAGGTTTATAGGTGCTTTCACAACGCTGTAAAGCGTATCCCACACGCCTTTAAAGATCTTCTTTACACCCTGCCAAGCCTTCTTCCAGCTACCTGTGAAAATGCTCTTGACGAACATTATAATGCCGTTGAGAATGGTCTTTACGCCTCCGAAAGCGTCTGAAAAGGTCTTTTTGAACCACTTGCCTATGCCCTTGAAAACGCCCTTGACAGCATTAAGAAGCTTCGTGAATATCTCTTTTATCTTTGCAATACCCTCAGATACGGCATTGTACAGACCTTGTATAATATATCCGCCCATTTCAGCCATTACCTTGCTAGGGCTGTGAATACCAAAACAGTTCTTGAAGCCCTCAATAAATGGTGTAAGAACATGGTCATAAAGCCAAGTGCCTATACCCTTGAAAGCGTCAACAATACCTGTGAAAAGCCCCTCAACGATATTTCCACCACAGTCCTGTATTTTCTCTGTAAAGTAGTCACGGATACTGAAAACAGCGTCCTTGATAAAGCCCCACAGCACCGATACCGCACCGCCTATAGCTGAGCCTATCGCCTTGAAAAGCTTTGTGGCAATGCCGCTCCAATCTATTGTAGAAATGAACGTCCACAGCTTTTCACCTATGCCCTGCCAATTCACAGTTTGCAGGAAGTTTATTGCCGTATCAAGCAGACCTTTCACGCCCTCAGAGATAGTCGTTCCTGCCTTGCCCCAATCAATCTCATCAAACCAGCCGTTCACAGAAGTGCCTATGGACGAGCCAAAGCCCGACCAATCAAAGGTGGTAACGAACGAATAAAGATAGTCGATGATAGCTTGCCATTTTGAAGCAAGTGTCTTTCCGATAAGCGACCAATTCGTTTTCTTTATACCGCCATTAAGAAAATCGGCTGTGCCTTTACCGAAGCCTGCCCAATTGAACTTCTTCATAAAGCGGTATCCTGCGCCCAAAATTGTGTTTATGCCTCCGCCGAAGCTGTCCCCAAGACCTGTCCAATCAACTTCGTTAATAAAGCTGTTCAGACCGTCTGTAAGCTTATCCACAAAGCCATTCAGCTTTTTCTGAATACCGTCCCAGTTGATGTATGCGAAAGCTCCGTTGACCTTTTCAGCCACAAGAGAGCCAACTCCTGCCCAATCGCCCGACTTAATGGCGTCTTTCATACGCTCCGCCCAATCAGGAAGCTGAACGTTGTCGCCGTTTATGGCTGAGTAATCAATGCCGCCCTCTGAACTGTCTGTATCGGACTTGCTCTGATCCGGTGCAACTCTTACAACGTCAAAGTCTGCAAGGTAAGTGTCCTGAGTTTTCTTTATCTTCTCCGCTGACTTCTGCGCCTGCTTTGTCGCCTGCAAGGACTTCTGATAGGTGGTGCCGAAAAGCTCAGAGATAAACGCCGCCACAGTTTTTGTCGCCGTCGCTACGCCCGTCATAAGCGTATTGAGATACGGCATTACTGTGTTCATTATCGGTGTGAAAGCTATGGTGAGGTTTGCTTTTATTTCGTTTAAGGACTTGGCAAATTCTTCGTTGCCTGAAACAGCGTTTGCAACAGCGGAACGTATTCCTTTCAGCAAAACAAGCACGCCTGCCATTAAGAACACTCTTTTTGCCGCAGATTTGAGCGAATGTGTAAACTTGCTCAGCGGTTTTGAAGTGCTGTCGATAGTTGTTTTAAGCCTGCTGAATTTGGATTTAACTGCGTCAACAGCCTTCGAGCCTGCCGAACGCATTGTCTTGAAAGCCCCTCCAAGAGTTGACTTCACCGCCTTGCCTGCAAAGCTTACGGCTGAGCCGATACCGCTTTTTATCCTGCCTGCAACAGTCTTTATTTTCTGCACGGCACTTTCAGCAAAGCCTGCGATAATATCGTCCATTTTTGTTGTCTGCTCTGAAACGCTTTCAGCTGACTTGTTTGCCGTTTCCACTGCTGTCTGACTTATCTTCGCAGAACTTGATTTAGTCTTATCCTGCATTTTCTGAACTATCTTTTCCGTTAGTTCGTTGACCTCAGCCTCGACCTTTGTAGTGTCATACTCAGGGTCATAGTTCACCTGAACAGTTTTAGGCTTGATATTATCTTTCTGCCCTGCCGCTTCCTGCGCCTTTTTGCCCAGTTTATCATACTCAGCCATTGCCTTTTCAACAGCCTCCTGCATACTCTTCTGAGCGATCTCCGACGCACTGCCAAAGCCCTCGTCTATGGCTTTAGTGGTCTTATCCATAGCGTTCTCAACAGCTTTCTCTGCCTGCTCTACTGGCTTTGAAAAGCCGTTCTGTATGCTTGCAGATATCTTGTCAAGCTGCTCCTGCACCTTGTTTTTTATCACAAGGTCAAGAGATATAACACCAACGCTTGCTCCGTCTGCCATTACTTATCACCTGCCTTTCCGAACATTCCCTTGAACAGCCTTTCAAAGTATCTCGCAGTTTCAAGCTTGTCTTGCTCTGTGAACGTTTCCTTTGCTTTCTGACTTCTGAACGCCGTCCATTCTGAGCGTATCTGCTTTTCATACCTGTCGAAATTCTTTATGATATCCTTGTTGTCCTCGCTCCTGATACGAACGATCTGACCCAGTGGCGTATCGTGCATAAGCCCTGCAACGAGCCTGTACCAATCGCTGTAATGCAGATTTTCCTGCTCTGAGGGCAGGATATTGTACTGCTTTGCAATGGATTGTATGATAAGCTCTCGGTCATAGTCAAGATCGTACCAGCTTTCTTCAAACTTACTCTGCGTTTTCCTGCGGAAATCGAGCCTCTGTCTTTTCTGCGTCCTCGCCTGTTACTGCTGAGATAACAAGAGTGAAAAGCTGCTGATATGCCGCCCAAGGCATATTCATTGCCTCTATCTCCTTGTAGTCCTTTGATGCGAACGCAAGCTTGAAAACCTCGTCTATCATATCAAGGTCTTTCTTTTCAGCGTTCTTGTCGCAGATGTCAAGTATCTTCTTGACAGTTTTCTGCCTGTCGTCCACAGGGTAGACCTTGTCGCCTACTCTTATCTCAGGTGTACCTGTAAGAAGCTTACTGTCGAGTGTATATATCTTTGCCATAGTTATTATCCTTTCTGATATATAAAATTAGGAGAGCGCTTTGAACGCTCCCCTGTTTTGTCTGTGTTCTTACGCTGCCGCCTCTGTAAACTCAGGCTTGCCGTCGGAAGCAAAGTCGAACGCAAGCGGCGCAACTGCTGTCGAATCTCCGCCACCCCATTCTGTTACGCTGACAACGCCCTTGATAACAAGCTTTGCTCCGCTTGGAAAGTTCCACACAAGGGTTGTGGTCGCCGCAGCACCTGTTTTGAGTGCAAGGCTCTCGATGTAGTCATTGCCTGCGTCACCGACGTTTCTCTTGCCTGAGATACTGATAGTGATAGACTTACCAGTGAGCAAACGTCTTGTCCACCCCTGCTGATCAAAAGGCTTCCACTCCTCGATATTGCCGTCAATGGATACTGAAAAGCTCTCCATATCGGCAATAGTCACAAGATTGCTCTCTGTCGAGCCGTCGCCGCCTGTCTTGTCTATCTTGAACTGGTTTTCATATACGGGATAAACTCCTGTTGTGTTTGCCATACTCATTCATTCCTTTCGTAATATACTGTTGCCTCGATAACATATTCACACACGCCTCGCTCGTCCCTGCCAACAGAAACAGGCTCTTTGCATTCGAGATACTTTACCGTAAATCCGTCACCCTTATGCTGACGTATATCGGATAGGATATCAAGAACGCTTTGAGCCTTTATCTCTGCCTGTGTGGGAGTATCAGTCCAATGAATAAGCACCGAGATATGTTTTTCAAGTGTTTTTGTGCAGGCTTTTCCGCCTATGCAGATACGCTGTGGCTTTGAGGTCTTTGCGTTGTACACGCCTATGCACTTGTCAAGGTTGCCGTCAATAGTGCCTGCATACACATCCTGCAATTCAAGGATATCGCTCAGCATATCCGCTATGTTAAGTAAAGTCATACGCCTGTCCTCTTTTTGAACTCTGCCACAAACTCATTCTTAGCAAGGTCCTTTTTACTGCCTGTGATATATGGCTCAAGCCAAGCCGCACCTGCGTTAGGGTTATTGCCTTTCTGAAAATGATACTCAGGGTGATAGTACAAACGTCTTGCCTGCGGAGAGCCTGTCACAAGACTTGCACCGCTTTCGTCAGCGTGGACAAAGGTCTGATTATTCTGCATATCGCCTGTATCGAACGGCATTGTCTGAGCACTCACAAGGTCTGCCCTCACCTGCTCCATAGCCACCTCAGCGGACTTCACAGCGGCGTCCTCGATAGCTTTTATTGCCTGCACATCAAGCTTTATTTCAATGCCCATTATATCAGCTCCAATCTTGTGTAATTCACCCTGCCGTCAGGGTCTTTGGCTTTCTCAGAGCCATATATCTTGTACGTCCTGCCGCCTATGACCGCATAGCCCTCTATAATAGCGTTATCAGGGGCTATATCTCCGCAGAAAAGAGCCTCGCCTGACAAGGTTATAAGCTGTTTCTCTGCGGATAATTTCTGCCTTGACTTCTCAGAGTGAAAGCATTTGCCCTCAAATATGACCGTCTGCTTCTTTGAGCCGTCACGATTAAGTCCGTCCGTTCGATAGACCTTGCAGGGCGTTTTGCATACCCTTTCAGGTACAAGCTGAGGAAACTTCATCACATCAGCCCCCTGTAACATAGTCCTGTCTGCATAAGCACATTGTAGACCTGACGTGTTGTGATAACGCCGTCAAGAGATACCACCTTTGACTTATCGAATGACATTGAAACTCCGCTTATGCTGTAAGCGCTCAGAGGACTTTCTAACAGCTCCGAATTGTCATAGATGAATTTCATCTGCAAGGCTGTGGAACGCTTTATACGCTCTCTCTGAAAGTCTGTGAAGCTGTCAATGCCCTCTGCTGTTATGCGGTTGAAAGTCAGCGTGTCGATATCGCTTTCTGCTCTTTGCCGAATAGCCGAGAACTGTTCTTCGGAGATATCACACTCAGGACAGATATTGCAAAACTCAGTAGAGGTGAGGTACATATCCCTCACCCCTTACTCGCTGTACTCTGCTGTGTCAACGTCAGCGTAAATGCTGTCTATCTTTCCGCCCTTGCCGTTCGGGAAAGTGAAAACATCTGAGAACGCTCTGTTCTGATAGAGCCAGCCGTCACCCTCTGTGTGTCCGCCCGGAGCAAAGCTGTAAATGCTGTTGATCTTAGGCACTATCTTTGTGGTCTCAGGTGTTGCGATAAGCACGTTTATCTTATGCGAACCTGCGACTTTTTCATAGTATGTATCAAGTGCAGACTTGCTCGGTGTGCCTGATACCTTAGTGTAAGAACCGCTTGATTCGGTGTAATACTCCTTACCGCTCACGATATCGGTATCAGCGGTCTTTACATATCTTGCGGCGCAAGGCTCAAAGCCGCCGTCCTCAGGGTCAAAGTTGAAGCGGTCATAGAAACGCTCATCATCAATGACCTCCATGATAGGCACTCCGTCAATGTCAGTCACTCTTGTTCTAAGACCAAGTCCTCCCTCTGCGATCTGTGTCATTTCTATCTTTCGTGTGAACTTGTCAGACTGCTCCAGCAGGTCCATAATTGTGGAAGTCACATACATAATGAGCGAGCCGTTAGACTTGTATCTTCTCAGCTTGCCTGCTGAAAGAAAGCCTTTGAGCTTGTCGAACACGTTACCCTTTGTGTATGATGAAGCGGCTGTTGATGAGTGATAGCCCTCAAGCTCTGCCGCTCTCTGAGCTGTCTTTGAGAAGAACAGAGCGTCCGTTTCTGGAGCAGACTGTGTTTTCTCGAATACCTCTGAGATATTCTTGATAGACGCTGATGAGTTCGTTTCGTCAACGTCAGCCTTATCCACAAGAAACTCAACGTCACGATCGTGTGTGAGTGTGAAAGGCACGTCCGTCTGAACATACTTACCTGTGTTCCAGCCGCCGTTTCTGTTGTGGCTCTTGTAGCCTGATGTTGACATCTGTGTGAAGTGGAAAGTCTTTGCGTCAAGCCACCTTACATTCTGTGTGATGAACGGGCTTGACAGTGTTTCCTGAATCCTTATCTCCAAGAGTTCGGGGTTCCATACTTCTGCGTAATTAAGATTTGGCATGATTCATTCCTCCTGTTTTTACTTGAATTTGTTCCAGCGTTTTTCCGCTGTTGGTTTGCTCTGTGGCTTCTTTTCATCAGTATCCGAAGATCCTGCACCGACCTTGAAACCGCCCTGCTTTTTGCCGTCGGACTTTTTATCGCCCTCGCCTTTCATGTCTGGATACTTCTTCACAACCGCAGAAAGGGCGGCGTTGATATCCTGCTGACTGCCGTTTCTCACATAGCTTTCAGCCACCGCAACAGCGTCCTCGATACAGTCGGGCTTGATACCAAGCTGCATAGCGGCTATCTGAGTTTTGAGTCTGAGTATCTCCTGATCTTTTTCGTCAGGTGCGTTCTCGGCATTGTCCTGCTTGTCGGGCTTATCCTCGCTTGGCTGTTCCTGCTTATCTTCTGCAGGCTTATCAGCACCCTCACCGTTCTCGTCAGCCTGACTATCGTCCACCGCAGGCTGATCCTTGTCGGCAGAGTTCTCATCTGCCTTGTCCGCAGGCTTTTCCTCAGCCTTTGGCTCGTCCTTTTTCTCCTCGTGAGTGTCGGGAGTTTTCTTCTCCTCCTCATCAGGGAATTTCTTTTTCTCGTCCATTTTCTGACCTCGCTTTCTTAAATTTGTGTATGAAAAAAGCACCCGTTAAGGTGCTTAGTTCCGATGTTTGGGTATAAAAATACCGCCTCGCCGTAGCGGAGCGGTTAGATTTATAACTGACCGATATAATCCAAAATACTTTCGCACATCAAGCCTTCTTCATTTGGATTATAATTTTCATCCAAACAGTTCAAAGTCAGGTAATCACCAACTTTATCTTCTATGACATCAAGTTCATCATTTGGGTCAATACCAATAGAAACAAGAAACTCTTTTTGTTTTTCTGACATTATAATCACTTCCTTTTGTACTTGTTGATTTTGTTCTTGCCTGTTTTCCATATAGTTGCGATAGTTCCAGTTTGGGGATTTACATTAACAGTTGCTTTCTCACCAATAAATCGTTGGCTTGGTCTGCCCAAACTATCAATTTTAATTTCATCAATATACAGCGGGTTTATAAGTGCATCTTTTATATCATTTACAGAAACCTTTCTTTCGGAAGCTCGCTCTTCCATATGTTTTGAAAATTTCGTTACACCAATTCCATTAGATGTTGTTAATTCAATTTTATCATCTTTTTCCTTTTCTGTCAAGCCGCCATACACTTTCTCCCTAGAATAATCCCTCCGCAGAACTTCGCTGTTAGCGTTTATAAAGGCTTTCAATTCCTGCTGTGCCTGCCTTACTTTCTTGCGGTAGGCTTTTGCTGTGTCGGGGTCGAGAGTGCCTGCCGCAAAGCGTTTTAGCTTGCGGACTTTCCGCTCCATTGCACGCTGTTTCTGCTCAAGTTCTCGCTGCTCTTTTATCTTCTCCGCCGGTATCGGCTCAGGTATCTGCGTTCTGCCGTGTATATACTGCGTCATTGTGTGACGGCAGTTTGGGTGGAAAAGCCCGTTCTTTACGGCATACGACAGCAGCCAAAACCACTCACCGCAGTAATTTGACTTGCCTTGAAACTCGTCCTTTTCCCCCTCCCATACCGTGAACACATCATCAATGTATACTTGACCTTGCCAGGGCTCACAGGTCTTTGAACAGCCGCCATACTGCGACACAAGCACCGTATCATACCCAAGCTCTGCAAAGCGTTTCGCCGCACCCTGCAATGCCGCCCTTGTGGAAGTTGTCCGCAGAGCCATTCGCACATAGTCGGCAATGTTCACTCGCTTGCCGTCAGCGTATACGATACAGTTTATACCCTTGTCAAGAAAGTCCTTTGTGGCAAGGTCGATAGCCTCGTTAAGCGTCATAGAGCCTGTTCCCATTGCAAGCTGTACTCTGTTCAAAGTCTGCCTGTAAATGTCGTCTGTCATTCGCAGAGCGGCTGTTTCAGCGGTCTTTTCAAGGGTGGTGACGTCTTCCATAAGCTTTGCCATTTTCTTTTCGTTCACGCCAAAGAAATGCTTGTCTGGGATAGGCGTTATAGGCTCGTCAGAAAGCTCCTGGGCACTCCGTTGTGCCTGCTGCTGACCCTCTTGGAACTGCTCCGTCATAAGCTGTCTTGTCTGATCGTTGATAACGTCAACATACTCGTTCATGATGTCAAGGTTTTCACGGCGGAAGTTCTCCATATTTTTCAGTTTCTCAGCCTGCCAAGCAGACCATTCAAAGCCGTATCGCTGCTCCTCTGCCTTGTGCCTTTTGAGATTACGTTTCAGTGAAGATATGAGCCTTAGCTCTATCTCCTCAAATATCTTTGCGATGTCTTTGAAGCTGAGAATACTGACCACCTCCAAGTAGTTGATAGCAACAGGGGTTAAACAAATTCAAATGTACGGAAACTATAATGCCCCGTCCGGGCGAGGACCGTACTCATCACCTACCGCAGTAGGCTCACCCTCTGTAAGCCCCTTTTCCTGCATTATCCGCTTGACCTCTGCGGCTTTCCAATCGTCCTCCTTAGAACTGCCCCACAGTTCCTCCACCTGCGTTTCAACTGACATAATACCATACGTGCTTGCCTTGCCCACAGTCTCAACTCTGCTGTCAAAGTCAGGTGCACCGTACTCGCCAAAGTCAACTGTCACCTCATAAGTCTCAGGGGCTTTGCCCTGCATATTGTCATAGGTCATAAGCACTGCAGAAACAAGCTGCGGCAGAGCCTTTTCAAGAGCCGTTGTGATAGTGTTTCGGGTGTTGCCTGTGACGTCTTTCTTCTCCCGTTGAGCGTCCGCACTTGACATTTTGCCCACATCTATGCCAAGCGTGGCAGGAGATACAAGCCCTTGCAGACACATAAGCAGGCAATTTGTATAGCTTGCTACAAACGCTTCATACTTGATATCAGGCTGAACTACTTCTATCTTAGGCGCTGCACCCTCTGCCGAAAGCGGTGGATCAATGCTTATGTAACTGTTGCCGAACTGGTTAGGCGCTTTAAGCTTACCGCTTGCAGGATCTCTAGGTATCATGCTTTCGGGAATATACTGCTTTACCCTGCCTGCTCTGATAGCGTCCCACCATTGTGAGATCACCTCGTCCAAAGCGTCAAAGCAATCAGACTTACCACCGTCAAAAATGCTCTTGCCTCTGTTTGGATACTTTCGTGATGAAAAGAATTTCAGCGGCACAGCCATTATATACTCGCCCTCAAACTCAGTTCGGGGCGGTATCTGTGCAAGGCAAGGCACGTTGTCCAAGCCGACCTCGTGACCGTTACCGTCATACAGACGGCTTTCTATGTATCCCTTGCCGTAATGCTCTTCAAGGTGAAATTTCTTTGAGCCTGCATAATGCACAGAATGAAAAACGACCTCGTTCAGCAGACCTCGTACAAAGTTATACTCCACTTTGTCAGCACCGATAAACTCGACTATTGGCGTATCAGAAAGCTCAGTATCCACCGATATTTTGAAAGCTCCGTCGCCGTCAACAAGTGCGGTAACTACCGCCTTGCCTGTCAGCTCTGTGAAGTCTATATGCTCGGAAATATTATCGAAGTCAGCCTTTGCTTTGTCCCCTGTGACCTTGATATCGTCCATATCAGAATAGACAATGTATGAAAGCGTATCGGCGATTATTGCAGGCAGACCGCTATGTATCTTGCGTATCTTTTCATTCTCAGGGACGCTGCTCCAGAATGAATTTGTGCCTAAGTTAAGCTGACCAAAGAACTGTGAAAGCTCTGCGGCGTCACCACGATACCAAAGCTGTGACCTTATCACATCTGTCATAAAACCTGTTTTCTCTGTTATAGTTATGCTGTATTCGGGTGCAGGCTGGATATCAAGCCAGTTTCTTATCATATTTTTCACCTTGCTTCCTATACTGAATTTAGTCAATCTTCACACTTCCTATCTTGTCACGATACGGCAGCCAAGCATACTGACAGGAATTGATAAGGTGGTCGTTGCCGTCCTCCGGCTCAGACTTATCCTCTTTCCAACTGTATATGTTAAGCTCGCCTGCGTACTCCTTGCAATGCTCAAGGATATAAAAATCACCTGCCGCCAGCCAAGCTGACTGCAAGTGTATTCGGTCGATTATTTTCGTTTTCTTGAATGCTGGGATAAAGTTATATATGCTGCCTGTGAGCCGTCCGAACTTCTGACATTCAAGTATGGTCGCCTGATCTGCACTGTCAATATATACATCTCGTGCAAAGCCCCACGTCCTACGGTTTTTCTCCAAGAACGCCGTGAATATTTTCGGTATGTCGGAGGGCGTGAGCGGTACTTGCCTGTCACGATTGTTATACACTTCCTCATCAAGGGTAACGCACTTCCTGTCAGCCGTTATGCCCACAAAGGTGAACGCTATGGTATCAGGTGAGGATTGCGAGTAAGCGGTGTCAAGCCCTGCTGAGAAATACACAAAAGTGAAAGCTTTCGCCTGCTCTGCTGTCAAGATATTTCGCTTTTGCAGGTCAAACACAAGCCCTGTTGCACGTCCTCTCAGACCGAGTATCTTGTTTTTATACAGCTTTGTGCCTTTCGGAGCGGCAGCCATTTTCCGCTTGATATCCTCATCAGTAAGTGAAAGATTATCACGAAAAGTAAAGAACCAGTACCGCCAATTGGGTACAGGTTCTTCTGTAAGCTCTTTCATTATCTCCACAGGCACGTCACAGGCGTATTTCTGATACGGACGTGAGCGGTTTACAAACTCTTTATACACAGGCAGAGAGGGGTCGTCAGGGTTGAGGGTCGCCATAAGATAATCGTTACGGGTTGACATCTCACGGACAAACTCGATATCAGCGGTGTTTATCTCGTCGATATAAACGCAGCCGAACTGAGCGCCCAGCACCATTTCCCACTTATCCTTGTTGTCATATCCCAGAACATAGATTATCTTGCCCTCAAACTTGATATGCGGCAGTTTGTAGTCCTTATCACCGTTGCCGAAGTACCGAGCATTGGTGTGCAGGTCAAGAATGCCGTTATCCTGCTGAATGATAGTTTCCTCAGCCTTTCCCGTAGTCTTAGCGGCAATGACGTGAAGTTTCTTTCGACTTGCCGACACCATACGCATAAACTTTATGCCTGCGCCCACAGTTGTTTTGCCGCTTGCGGTAGTCCCCTCAAGAAAATCCGCAGACACGCCCCGAACGCTGTTGATGAAGTCCATATACTTCTGCGACAGGGGAAACTTACTCGCAATGAGTTCACTCATTTAGCCCCTCACCGCCTATCTGAGCGAAAACCTCTGAAAGCTTTTCAGAGGTCTTGACCTCCGCCTGTATCTTAGCAACATACTCTCCTGTCATTTTATTGAGGGTATCGACGGCTCTGATACGGTCAGCAGGGTCATTCTTGCCGTCCTTAGCGATATCTGACAAGAGTGCCTGCCGCTCCTTAGCGGTCATTATACGCTCATCCTGAGCTTTCTCGGACAATTCACGGATATACTCCGCAACACTAGGATTATCTAGGATTTTGCAGGCGTCAGCTTTCGCATACTTCTCGCTGTATCCTGCCTTTATAGCACTCTGAACGGTGTTGCCGCTCTGAGCATAGTATTCTGCAAATTTCTTTTGCCGTGCTGTCATAGGGGCACCGTCCTTTCTGAGATTTTGATATAAAAAAGAACTGCCACATTGTTGTAGCAGTTCGTAAGATTATTTTTTGTCAATGATATAATTTAATTCATCAGCAGATAAGTTCGTTGAATAAATACCTTTTTCTTTATCCTTTGTAACTTCATAAAATCTTTCAAGCATTTCTTCATACCTAGGCAATATGTTCCAATGGCTATTAAACTCACAATTTTCAAATTCCTCAAACTTGTGATTATTTTTCACAAGCCATTTAGCGTAAACATAATGTTCTGTTTCTTCATTTCCGTCAAAGCCTCTGAACATATAGTCTTCACGATCTAGGCCTGTCACATCTTCAAGATTGTCAAAAGAGAAGACCATACGTCTAAACATACCTAAAATTTCATACACTTTTTCGGAAACTGATTGTGGCACTTCAAACAACGACGGACCTATATCGTCATATTCATATTCAAACCCCTGTGCGAGAATATCTTGATATATCTCATATTGTTCAGCGCTATCAGTGTCAAGGCGTTTAAGTATCTCATACTGATTAAAAAGTATTATTCTGTCTTTTCTGCTAAGTTCCATTTTAGAACCTCCTTTTGTTCATTTTCTATATATTAGCATATAAAGCATAAAATATCAAGGTTATAAACAAAAATTCTCCCTACTGCACAAAATCATTTTGACTTTTTTATGCATTACTTCAAGTTTTCGACATTTATGAACTTTTTACGACACAACGCAAAAGCGACCGCAAAATGCAGCCGCCCTTGTGAAAATAATTTAAGGAGTTTTGTAAATGGTGGAGCAAATCTGAGCTGGCACGCTCTCGACCTGCATTCTTGCCGCTGCCTGCTCAGCCCTTGCGGCTAGGTCCCGTTAACGTCAGGCTGTCCTGTAAGCCATTAACTCCGATTACACTTACAGCAACACATATTCATGACTATGCGGAGTAGTTTCACTGGTGCAGGCTTTAAGTTCGTGCGCTCTCGACCTGCATACACCGCCCGAAGCTCTAGAATATAGTTCACGGCTTGGCGGTGGTTCAAGTATTATGCTGCTGGCTTTGTCGGAAAACCAACTGACCGTATGGGCAGACCACAAGCTCATGCACTCACGTTCTGCATAAGCCCCTTACGGGGCTTAGAAAATTGGAGGTGACTTCAATGAAAGTACAAGTCTGAGGTACATCTACACTTTCCTCAGTTTAAATTATAACACACCTAAAACGCACAAACCGCACAATTTTCACTTTTCTTGCAAATATCTTTGGATTTTCATTCGCACTCCGCTCTCTGACATTCTTCCACCACTAACCTGCATAGCTATCTGCAAGTACGTCTTACCCTTGATGAATTTCAGCACGAACATTCGCCGTGTCTGATAGTCCTCTATCTCCTTGATAAATTCCTCCACAGCCCTCTGCTCACGCTCTAGCCGTGCCTGTTCGCACAGCAATGAAAGTGTATCGCCACTTGGCAGAAAGCCGTCTATGCGTGTGCTGTGTGGTGTGTAGGACGGTGGAGTGCATACGCTGATACTGTCGGCAACGTACTTGCCTGAAAGCTCTGCCTTGATGTCCTCAATGGCTGAGGCGTTCCTGCGGTAGGCTTTCAGGCGTGACATGGTCATAGGGTCGTTTCTTTCCATAGGCTATCCCTCCTCAATATCCAACAAGCTAAGCTGGTTATTTTTCATGTCAAATACTCTGTCACGCCATTCAACGCCGATATAGTCAAGAACTCTTCCCCAGCCGTACTTTGTGCCGTCAGCATCTTCACAACACTTGTTCATCCAGAAATCCCACTCTTTTTCATTTCTTTCACGAAGCCTGTCAAATCGGTGAGGACGCTGTTCCATATGTATGCCGAAACCGCACATTGAGCAGCCTGTACGCTGAGCCTTTGTTGTGCAAAGCTTTCCGTCAAAGTCACGTTTTATCTCGCCATAGATTGTAGGCACAGGCACATTCAGGTCAAGTGCAAGTTGTAGCAAGTCCTGCCTTGTAAATATGGCAAATGGTGCTGAACGTATCGTGCTTTTGCCAAAGTAATTGCAGCCGTTAAGCATTAGCGATTTTTCACGTCTGCCACCCTCACTTGCCATAAGTCCTAAGAACGGCACACTCTTGTGTTGCTTTGCCCAATCATCACACGGCTTTTCTTTCATCCAGAAACAGCATTGTGATGATACCTTAAACGGCGGTATCTTGTAGTCAACGCCCTCGTTTTCATTTTCGTAACCGCCAAACAGTTCAAGCCAGCGCTGAGAAAGCTGCATTCTTGTATGCTTGCGAAAACCGCCATACTCTCCCGTTTCACCCGTTATGATAGCGTGACGAACTGTCTTGTTCTTGTCCGTAGGGTGTGCAAGCAGTTCTATTTTTGCGGCTGTTTCTTTTGATAGTACAGGAAAACCATATTCCCGTATGATATCTATTTTTGACTTGTATGGGCTTAACTTTATCACACCAAGTTGCTCGTGTATCTGCTGAATAGATTTGTCTTCAAGACTAGATACCGATACACCTGGAACATAACTGAAACCACAGTAATCATGTATAAATTTCAAAAGCGTTATGCTGTCAAGTCCGCCTACCGATATGTGCGTATTCAGATTTCTTTTGTCACATTCACGAATGAACTCCCTTACTCTGACCTCAGCGTATTTGACCTTGAACTCATACGGCATTTTCTGCTTAGTTTGGAAAGCCGCTATCTTCTGTTCATTGTCTTTGGTACGCTCCTCATAGCTTTTCACTTTTATCCCTCCTATAAACTCATCTGACTATCATCATAGTCAACTTTCCTCGTTGTCAGCCTGCCGTTATAATCAGGGTAGCTGTTCAACCTTTTGTACCTTTCGCTAGTCTTGTCAGCCATAAAGCGATTGTCCTGTTCAGGTGGCGTTGGCAGGTAATATTCCTGTGGGATTTCCAAATCGTTATCCGCGCAGATATCTAGAATATATCGCTTGTATGCCAGAACGTGGTTTCTGCACAAATTGGCATTACAGCCGTCAGGCCGTGACGGGTCACTACAGCCATGCTCGATAATGGACTTGTACCGCTCTATCGACTTCACGAGTTCTGCCGAATACTGTTTTAACATTTCTTCGGGCGTTTTGTCCTTTGCCATATTACCCCTCCTCACACCTCAACTCTTCCAGCCTACAATACACCAACGTGTTGCCACAAGTCTTGTCAGCGATCTCTGCCTGATAGAAGAACTGACCTGTCTTACTGCTCTTGCGGATAATGCACCCTGTCAGTTCGTAGCAATCAGAGCCGTTGTAGCTCACCCTGCGTCCGAGACTTTTCTTTACTTCGTGTATCGTCATAGCTCCTCTATCCTCACATAAATGCCAGGTATGTCCGCCCAAAACTTCTCGCATATCTCACTCGCCACAAGCTGGTCGTCAGTCCAAAAGCCGCATAGTGTCATGCAGTCCTTGAACATCTTCTGCAGGTTGTCTGTGTCAGGCTTGCTGATCTTGTACTCTCCGTCCCTGTGTTTGCCGTCATTTGGAAATAACCACTTTGTTATGAGCCGTATCCCACAGATGTACTTCTCAGGCGGTCTGTGCCTTGCTAGGTTTGCCGTGAGCTTTTCTTTTGCCGCCTCGACATCGGGTGGGTCATAAAATATCGGCTTGCCGTTTCTTACTGCCACCTTGTGTTCCTGTGCTGTAGCCGTCGGCGGTATCATCGCCATAAAAAATTCAGTCATTGTTATCTGCTCCTCTCCAAGTCCGTGTAGCTTGGTCATAGCTTATCATCTTGTGATTTGCAGCCATATCAAAAATCTTCTGCATTATATCAGGCTGAGATACCAACCACCTTGCGACCTCGCTTTGAGTAATATCAAAAGTTTCTGATGTAGTATGTCTGAGCGGCGGCATTTTTCTCGCACAGTTCAAAAAATCATAATTAATGTTTTTGCCTCGCATAAAGTCTACTCCTTTCGTGTCGGGTGCGGTTTATATTTGCTTATAATATTTTGACCGCCGTCCTTTAGGCGGTCAAAAATATATTATATATAATATACTTTGTCTGTCCGTCCGACAAACTCGGTAATTTTCGATATTGTCCGACAAGAAAAAAGTTCGATTTTGTCCTGACACTTTTCGATTTTTTTTCTGTCTGTCTAAAGTTCAAAAATTCGATTTTGTCCTGTCTGTCTACTGAGCTTTTAAGCCACATTCTCCCTCTTCTATCCAAAAGCCACCATGCTCTTTGAGGTATCTTCCAACGGTCTTTTCGCTCTTTCCTATGTACTCCGCCAACTCAGAAATGCGGCACTTGCCGTTCTCCTGCACACCGCTGAAAGCTGTTTCAATGCTCTCCTTGCGCTCCTTGCTGCGGTCTTCATTGGTCTTCTTCTTGCTGAAATTCTTCTTCCAATTTGGTGTGATGTCCTCTACCTCGCAGTCTTTAAGCACGCCCACAGTATCCTCTCTGTGAACAGGATAATCAAACCACATATTGAGTGGAGCGAACTTCGGGAACTCTCTCAGAGTACCCTCTATACGCCATGCCGTGCGGTTTCTTACTGCAAGCTTAGCCTTGTCTATGTCGGCCATCATAAGCTTGTATGAGTTCGGGTGCAGATACTTGTGGGTTATCTCCAGCATTTTTGACGGCGTAACAAGATCGTCCTGTGAACAAAGGTCATCAGTATTTCTGTAAAATCTCCTCATCCAGTTCTCACAGATACGGCAAACAGCTTCGTCCTCCTGCTGCTCGTAAAGGCTGTCTGAAATGTCAAGCTCTGAAAGGTCAAGAAGTGCGTCAGGGTCACGGGCGAATACTCCTGAACCGCTGGCTCTGTCCATTGAACGCTTACCGCCCTGCGCTCCCTTTGAGTGGTGGTGGCAGTATATGACCGCACAGCCAAGCTCTGTGCATACCTTGTCGAACTGGTTGCAGAAGTGCGCCATTTGGTCTGCTGAGTTCTCGTCGCCTGTTATGACCTTGTAGATAGGGTCGATTATCACGGCAATGTAATTCTTCTTGCTTGCTCGGCGTATAAGCTTTGGTGCAAGCTTGTCCATTGGTACGCTGTGACCTCGCAAGTTCCATATGTCTATGCTGTTGAGGTTATCAGGCTCTAGGTGCATTGCGGTGTACACGTCCTTGAAACGGTGCAGACAAGATGCTCTGTCAAGCTCTAGGTTGACGTATAGTATCTTTCCTTTGGTGCATTGCCAGCCAAACCACTTGACCCCCTCAGCTATCGCCACGCACATCTCGATAAGTGCATAAGACTTGCCTGCCTTTGACGGACCTGCAATGAGCATTTTGTGACCCTGTCTGAGAACGCCGTCAATAAGTGGCGGAGCAAGCTCAGGCAGGTTATCCCACTCAGCACTCAGGCTCTCAGGGTCAGGGAGATCATCATTGATACTCTCTATGTAATCTTTCCATTCTGAAAAGCTTTCTTTGCCTATGTTCTTGTCAATGATGAACTGTTTCTTGCCGTTTCTCATTACGCCTGGCATACGACTAAGACGTGAGGGATTGCGGTTTTGTTTATCTATGTCAAGACCACTTTCCTTGCAGACCTTGTAAAGAAAATCAACACGCCTGCGGTATTCATCATAGTTTGGAGCGTCTATCTTGACGATAGCGTGAACGCTCTTTCCGCCGCTGTATACAAGCACAGCGATAGGAAGTTCAAGTTCTCTCATTACAGCGTTCTGCTGTTCTATAGGCATACTGTCGCTTTCAACAAGAGCATAGCGGTAGTCTGTTACATTCTCGTTCTTTACGCCCTTGCCGTCAAGAGGATTGAAGCGGATCCACGCTCCGGCTTCTTCCTTGTAGTCGCCAAACACCGCACCAATGTCGCCGTTACATTCGCCAAGCCTCTTGATAAGCTCCCCTGCCGTCCTGTCACAGCAGCCCTTTGTGGGCAGATACTTGGTCTTGCCGTCCTTTTCTGTTTTCCACGTTTGCGTAACATAGCCCACGTTCTCTCCTGCTTCAAAGAGTGTTTCAAGATATGTGACTATCTCCTTGACAGGATCCCATTGGGCAGGCTCGGTGATCGGTATGCCCTCACCGCCGTTTACAAGGGGACTGCTTTCTTCTGCAACTATCTCGCCGTCCCAATCGTATGCCTTAAACTCATGGGGGCTGTATCCTCTTTCCTTTGCCATTTGCACGATAGTTCCTGCGGTCACAGGCTGAGCATTGCCGTTAAAGCCTTGCCACTTGCGTTCACACTCACCGCTGTGATAACGGCTGTCTGACCTCGACCAACTGTCCCAATCGTTCACGGAATAGCCCTCGTGCTTGAGAGCCATTCCCACATTGACCCATTCCTGATAATTACAGCTTGCAGGGTCTATGTATTCAAGCATTTTAAGCAAATTTGTGTTATCCATTCACTTCTCCTTAGTTCTCAGGTGTGTATGATTTCGGGTCAATATCTCTCGGCACTCTCCAACCATTGGCAGAAATACGAGCTATCATCTTGCTTGCACTGTCAAAGCTCCAAGAGCCAACGTGTTCAAAACCCTTGCTTTCCAGCAGCCTTATCTGCTTAGGCGTGGTAAGTCCTGCATTGCGGCGCTTTTCAAGTCGGTCAAGGATAAGCTTTGCCTTGCCTGCGTTGTCTATATCGTCAGGGAAAATGCCCAGCTTTTCAAGCTTTGCTTTCTGCTTGTCGGTAGCAGGAGCACACTCCCAGCCAAAAGCAGGAACGTAAGAGGACAAGTCCTCAGCCTGTATTGACATTTCATACTGCAATGGGTCAACGAGCTTTCGCTTGCGTGTTTTCATTTCTTTGAGCTGCTTTGCCAAAGACTCTTCACGCTGTGCCACAACGTCCTCGCTTGCCTGTTTTTCTGCCTCTTCGATATCCACTGCACAGCCTGCCTCATTGGCAAGATTTTCGGTCATTTTCTCAGCGACCTCTTCATTCTGACAGATAAGGTGTGCAGGTCTGCAAAGCTCGTGGCGTTCTGTGTGCCACAGAAAGTCAAGCAGTAAAAGTTCTGTCTTTCCCTCGCAAAGTCTTGTGCCTCTGCCTACCATTTGACAGTAAAGTCCACGCACTTTTGTTGGTCTTAGCACGATAACGCAGTCAACTGACGGACAGTCCCACCCCTCTGTGAGGAGCATTGAGTTGCACAGCACGTTGTATTCGCCCTTGTCGAAAGCTTCTAATATCTCCGCTCTGTTTGTGCTTTCTCCGTTGACCTCAGCGGCGTTGAACCCTTTGCTGATAAGGATATCACGGAACTTCTGAGAGGTCTTGACAAGCGGCAGGAACACAACTGTCTTGCGTTTCTTACAGTATTTGAGCATTTCATCAGCTATCTGATAAAGATAAGGGTCAAGTGCCGTGTCGATATCACTTGCCTTGAAATCTCCTGCCTGAGTTGATACTCCCGAAAGGTCAAGTTTCAGCGGTATGGTGATAGCCTTGATAGGTGAAAGATAGCCCTCTTTGATAGCCTGCGGCAGGGTGTATTCATATGCAAGGCTGTCGAACACCGAGCCTAAGTTCTTCATATCGCCCCTGTCAGGTGTAGCCGTCACCCCAAGCACCTGAGCCTTTGGAAAATGGTCAAGCACTCTCTGATAGCCGTCTGAGATAGCGTGATGAGCCTCGTCAATTATTATGGTATCAAAGTAATTTTCCGAAAAGCCTTTGAGCCTTTTCTCACGCATAAGGGTCTGAACTGAGCCTACTACTACACGATACCAAGAGCCTAAACAACTTTGTTCTGCTTTCTCGGTGGCACAGCCAAGCCCTGTTGACTTCATAAGCTTGTCAGCCGCCTGGTCGAGCAGTTCGCCCCTGTGGGCAAGGATAAGCACACGCTTACCCTGCCGCACACATTCTTCCGTAACAGCCGAGAAAAGTATTGTCTTTCCCGTTCCTGTGGGCAGAACTGCAAGGACTTTGTTTATTCCCTCAGACCATTGTTCGAGTATAGCAAGCTTAGCCTCGTTTTGATATGGTCTTAAATTCATCATCAGAACGCACCGGCTTTCCAGCCACCTGTCTGAGCAGGCTGACTATACTGTGGTGTCTGCGTCTGAGCAGGCTGAACGGTAGTAACATTCTCGTCATAGGCATAGAGCTTTTTAATCTTGTTGGACTGCCTGTCCTCACCGTCCTTGTTCTTGTAGTTGTCAACGTAGACGTGACACTTGCCCTTTTTGCCTGTGATAGCGTTCCAGTTCATTTTCAGCGGCTCGCCATGCTTTTTTAGCCCGAGAGCCAGGAAAAGTGCTGAGAGCTTCCACTCAAACTTGTTGCAAAGGAAGAAGTTCTCTGTTATCTCCACGCTGTCCTCTGCACCCCAAATGGTGAATGTGACCTTAGCCATATTGCAGGGCGGTACTTTTGCCGACCCCTCGTGTCTTGCACGTTCGTACTTTGCAACGGTGAAGTCATAGTCCCCCTCAGGGAGCAGGACAAAGTCCCCACCCTCGTTGACTATCTCATCTTCCCAGCCGTATTCCATAAAATTATCCATAGTTTTGTCCTCCTTTTAAAATGGTACTTTCTGATTTTCTCTGATAAGCGGCAGCATTTGCTCCCAAGCACCTATCAGACAGCCCTGCACAAAGTCGTCAGGATAGTTTGTGATAGGTGTATCATAAGGAAAATAGTTTCTCTGAGATACCACAAGACGTATATCCGATTCGCTTACGTTGTTGGCTCTCATAAGGTCTGCAAGTGCTTTCGGTATGCCATCAGGGATAACGATAGGTGGTGCAACGTCCTCAAAGCCGCTGAGATCTGTAAGGGGCTCTTCTGCCTTTGGTGCAGCTGTTGACTGAGCCTGCTGCAATGTCACTGCGTTTGATGTCTTATGAGGTGGCTGCGGTGCTGCTTTCGGCTGTGCAAGCTGCTCTTGCACACGTCTTGGCATCGGCACAGGCTTAGGCATTTCAGCAGGCTGTGTATACGCAAACAGGTGAGCTATGCCACTATACTCAAAAGGCATTTCAGACGGAAGTCCGTCACGATTTTTAGCGTCCCAGCAAGGGTGATGTGTGGTGTACATAACACGGTCACCGCCCTGAGCCTTGAACTTCTTGCCGTCCTTATCCACAGCTACTGCATATGTTTTGTAGTTTGCAAACAGCACCATATCTGCCCATTCTTTCACAAGAGGTGATATCTGAGAAGAAGTTTTCTTGCCGAGCTTTAACTCCCAACGGTCATAAGCACCAAGCTCGTCAGGCTGTTCAAACTTTCTCATCTGAGCGTGAGCCGTAAGCACAACGTTGATACCGCTGTCAACTACCTCCTGCAAGAGATTAAGAAACTTGCCTATCTCCTCTTTCTCGTAGACGTAGCCGTTGCCGTAGCCGAAATCTTCAATGCCTTTCTTCTGATGTGCCGAGCAGATAGTTTCAATGCAAAGCTGTTCAGCCCAATCAAATGTATCAATGACAAGGGTCTTACAGAGCCTGCCGTTCATAGCTTCCTTCACCTCATTTTTGAGCATTTCCCAGCTTGTTGGCTTAGGGAAACGTCTGATGTTCAGCTTCTTTGTACTGCCTTCAGTATCAATAAATACAGGGTCGGGGAACTGAGCCGCCAAAGTGGATTTGCCTATGCCCTCAGGACCATATATCACGACTTTCTGTGCGGAGCTTACAACTCCTGATGTTATCTCATACATTAAAATGCACCTGCTTTCCAAGTTTTCGTTTCTGTGTTTTCTTCCTTATCATTGTCCATTGACCTGCCGTCCTCAATAATGATACTGCACTCGTCACCTGTGGAAACTCTTGTGGCTATCGCCTGCAAGCCCTGTGCTTCAAGCCACTTGCCAAAGTCATCAAGGGTGTCGGTATCCATTTGTTCAAGCTTGTCCAAAAGTACGAAGCCGCAGTCAGGGTTGAGCTTTCTTACGATAGAGGTAGCGACGATAAGCTGTTCTGCTCCGCTTATACTATCCCACTTATGCCCGTTATACAGCAGCTCTCCGCCCTCAACTGAAAGCCCCTCAAGGGGCAGGTCGGCACTGCCCAGCAGGTCAGTTTTAGCCTGCCTTACGTCCTCTATCTGCTCAGTGAGATATGTATACTGTGAACGGTAGTCCTCAGCGTCTATCTCAGCTTTCTCCCTGTCAAGGTTTGCTCTTATCTTCTTGTTCAGCTCCTCAATATCTGAGATGTTCTTTTCAAGCTCCGCTGTGCTTTCGTCCAAGAGGTTTTCTGCGTCAAGGCTTGCAAGCTTGAAGTTGTTCGCTGCCGCTTCATAGCTTGCTTTTGCACGTTCATAGGCAGACTTAGCAATCTCCAACTGCTTTTCGTAGTATTCTTTCTGGTCACGCTTACGCTGATTTTCGCCGTTGCGAGCAAGTATATCCTGCTGTTGTCTGATAAGCTCCGAAGCCGAAACAGGCTCGGCAGGGACGTTTGCGTACACAGGCATTTCCTTTGCGAACTTAGACTTCTGGTCAGCTATCCTGCCAATAGCGGTACGCTGGTCATAGAGGGAATGTTCCTTATGCTCCAACTGATAGAGCGTATCGCCCACGCCTATTATTTTCAGCAGAGTTGAAGCTTTTTCCTTGCTTGACTGATTTATGAACTTAGGCAGGTCAAGTGCGAACTGCTCAACGAAGCTGTTCAAAAGCTGCTGACCGCCTTTCTTACCTGTGCTGTCCGTGACTTTGAGAGAGCTGTTCTTGCCCGAACGCTCCACCACGATTCCGTTGTCGAGGGTGATCTTCAAGTGCGGTTCGACAACAGACCCCTCACGCTGAGGAGAGGACGGCTTATACTTATCTCCCCCAAGTGCCCAAGCGATAGCGTCAAGGACAGAGGTCTTGCCCTGCCTGTTCTTACCGCCGATAACAGTAAGCCCATTCTTTGCAGGCTCAAGCTGCACGGCTTTTATCTTCTTTACGTTCTCAAATTCAAGTGAGTTTATTTTTACTGACATTTTAGTTCTCTCCTCTCATATTTTCAAGCTTATCCCTTGTGCTGCATATCTTTCCATACGCCTCGCCAATGTTAAAGGCTCTATGTTCTCGCTCAGACATTACTTCGTAGATATCAATTATATCTCCACAGGCTTCATCTATGGTATCATATGCTTGACAAATCTGCTCTTTTGTGCTATCATCAAGGTGTGTTGAATTGATATTTTTCAATATCTCTGAGCTTGTGCTGTTGGCAGACAGTGCAGGCTCGTTTTCTTTTATGTAACGGGTAAAATATACGCCGCATTTATAAAATCTTTTACCAAGCGAACATTGTGTGCAGTTCATATTTCCGTCAGTGCAAACCTCCACCGCCTTTTCAAACTCCTCTTTTGTCATCATCGGTATTCTCCTTTCCAATAGGTCTTACGCTCATATACTGCTTGCCGTCATAGTCCAGCTTCTTCACAGGCTCAAGTCCCTTATCCCTCAGCGACCTTGCGGCATTGCCAAGACCTCTGTCGAAGTCCTCACGGGTCTTGTAAAATGCACATCTGCGGCAGTAGTCCTTCGTTGGCGTTACTGTCAGCGCACCGCACTCGTCAGACTTGACATTTGAATGGAACACGCAAAGGCTTACCGCTCCACTGCCGTTGTCAAGGGGCTTGTCCCTCTTAAATACCTCTCTCATCACTATCATCGTTATCCTCCTCTTTCTCAAAACGTTTCTCCCAGTGCCTATCCACCACGCTCAGCACAAGATACATCACTACATCTATGCCTGCAATCACAGCTATTGTTATCAGCAGTATTCCTACAATGTTCATTACCACTTTCCTTTCATTTCAACTTCGACCTTGACCACGGGTCTGCCTGCTTCTCTCACCGCACGCTTAATGCTCTCCTCTGCTTCCTCGTAGGCAGTTTCTTTTACGCTTACATACCACCTGTATGCTACATACATTGCAAGCACCACCAAGAGCGCTACCGCTGCGGCACATCTGATTATCTCTAGTACAGCTATCATTTTCTCACGTCCTTTCCGTAAAGTGTGCGGAGTTTTTTAAGCCTTTTCTCGAAGTTGTCGATATCAATGCCCCACACCTCGTAGGCTATCTCGGTATTGACCGAGTGTGGCATCCATGACTTCACACCACGCTTTTCCATTTCTTCCTTAACAGCTTTCTTGATCTTGATAGTCTGCGTTTCACCTGTGCTGAACAGCTCCTTGATATCCGCATTGGTTATTTCGGGCTTTTCATAGTACAGCCGCACTGCCATTTCAATGTCAGGTGACCTCATTTAGTCCACCTCCTCGATTGTCAAGACAGTTTCACGAGGGCTAACACTTGCCTTTGTCAGAGCCTCGTACTGACTCTTTGCAGCTACTGTGAACACCCTTTTATCGTGAAACTGGTCTATCGTTGTGACTTTGTAAATTTTCATTTTTTGTGCCTCCTCTAAATCATTTATTATATTAAAGCAATAACAGTCTGAACGTTTCTTTTCCTTTAGGCGTAATAAACACCTGCGTGCTTGAAAAACCTGTTTTCTCATTAGAAAACTCCTTGACTTCAAACAAGCCGTTCTCCATAGGCTTTGCATACGGCATAAGCTTGCCCTTTTTATCTCTGTAAAGATACTTTTTATCAAGCAGGAAATTTACAAATGTATTTTGCTTGACTTTAAGTTCCTTAGCTGTTTCTCTTATTCCCGTCAACAGATTTCTGTCCACGAGTTCATCAAAGTAATCAGCTTTCGGTTGCATAATCTGTTTATCAACAGTAAGCTGTGAAACACTTACTTGCAGAGCTTTTACCTTTTCATTGGCAATTTCCAAAGCCCTTTTCATAATCATCTCAGGACTGTTCCACGCTTCTTCAACTCTTATGAAGTACTGACGGAACTGCTTTCCTTTTTCACTTCTCTGCAACATACAGATCTCCTTTGCCATTGGGATTGTAAGTTGGTGGTCGGTAAGTTCACGACTTACCTGCCTGTTTCCCTCAGTACGAACCTGCTCATTTTTGAGCGGGTTGAAATCCTCACCCTCCGTAAATCCGTATTCACACATTCTCGGAAACCAGTCTTTATAAGCGGTCTTGACTTCAAGTGCCTCGTGTAGTTCCCTACCCGATACTGTTGGGTGTTCTGCGTTTTCATAGCTGATTTTAATTAATTCATTCATTAATCATCTGTCCTTTCTCTGCGGTGATACTATAATCACCATTGCAATAAACAATTTTTACTTCCAAGACATCTGCTATTTTTTCAGCAACACGCCTGCTATCAGTTGCGCCGCACATAAACGCTTTAATTGTACTTTCCTTTACACCTGATTTCTCAGCTATTTGAGCATACGTTAAGCACTTTGATTTCGCAATCATTTTGACTTTTTGCTTAAAATCATCAAACATAATTTGTCACCTCCTACAATCATAATAAAATTGGGTTGACAAAGTTGATGAAATATGATACTATATAGAAAACAAAGTTTAAATATTATAAACCACCGACATTATCAACGCTGTTGCCTTTTATCGTTGAATTTATATCAACTAAGATTAGTATAGTTGATATAATCTCAATTGTCAATGGTTTTATTTGATATTTTCTCAACTTTGTCATTTTGTACAAAAGCGAGGTTGATGTTATGTCAATTATAGACAAGATTTGTGATTTGATGAACTATAAAAAAATCACGCAAAAACAACTTACAGATTACTTAGGCTTAGATAAAAGTACTTTCTCACAATGGAAATCAGGTAAAAATCAATCATATCTGAAATACATTTCTCAAATTGCAGATTTTCTAAATGTTCCAGAATATTACTTGAAAAGTGAAGACTTGAAACTTAATTTTATACCACATGAGTTGGATGATGAATATATTATCGAATGTCCTGTATGCGGTTATGACTATACGCATTTTATAGGAATAAAACCTGTGGACTTTGGCACTTATAAAAGTGACGGAATAGCTATTGAATTTCACTGTGAAGACGATCACACTTTTTACCTGATTATTGATTCATACAAAGGAAATACTTATGCAGTTTACACTGATGAATCATGTACTCAGTTTAAACCTGCAAATCTAGGAATGGAGTCAATGTCTACTTCGCCACTAGACATGGTAATAAAAGAAATCGCAAAAAAATACCATGCTCTTGACGAACATGGTAAAAAGGCTGTGGAAAGTATACTAGATATAGAGTATAAACGTTGCACAGAAACAAATAGAAACAAGTCTAAAACAATCACATTCAAGCGCTTTAACGTGAATAAAGCTTCGGCAGGCTGTGGATATGATTTGAGCAATTCAGATGTATGGAGAGAAATTGAAGTAATAGATACCCCAGAAGCCCATGAAGCGGATTTTGCAGTTGAAGTTGATGGACACAGCATGGAGCCTACGATTAGTGACGGCAGTATTGTATATATAGCCACCGATTCTGATGTTCCTGTTGGTGAAATTGGATTGTTCCGTCAGAATGGTGCGGGTTACATAAAAGAAAAAGGTAGTAATCGCCTTATTTCACATAATCCAGATTATCCAGACATTCTTCCTGAAAACGGCGAAATAGTTTGTATTGGCAGAGTTATTGGTATAGCAAAACTTCCAGATTAAGTCCAAGAGGATAACTTCCTGCTGATACTTCAAATATCAATTAGGAGAAACGTACATGGGTAAAAAGAAACGCAAATCAGAGCCAGGCTGCATTGCCACTATATTCGGATATCTGATATTTGTCTGCATAATCGCTCTTATCATAGACCTTATTAGAACTCACATATCCGAGCGAGCCAAACATAACCTTATGGTAGTTGCTATCGTGATCGGCGTTATCATATTCATAAGCATGGTCTGCACCATTTACCGCAAGCTTCACAGAAAGTATACTTTGAAACAACTTGATGAAATGGACGGACACCAATTTGAATATGCCTGTGCTGATATTCTGAAAGCCAACGGCTACAAACACGTTAAGGTCACAAGAAGCTCCGGTGACTTTGGCGTTGATATCATTGCAGAAAAAGACAAGGTCAGATATGCAATACAATGCAAGCGATACAATCACAAACTTGACAACACCCCTATACAAGAAGTTGTCGGCGGACTTGCGTACTACCAATGTGACAAAGGTGCCGTTATGACAAATCAGTATTTTACCGAGCCTGCCAAACAGCTTGCACAGGTGAATGATATAGAGCTGTTGGACAGAGATACGCTTTCACATATGGTTGATAAAACAGAAAAGTCATTTGATGATAAGCTTAATTTATTCAGATCTTATTTGACCAGCTCATCTACAATGCTAGTTGCTTATCTCGAAAAGTGTGGAATTTATTCAAGGATAGAAGATATAAATACAGATACCAAAACACTGTCATTTACCCTTAAATTAAAATTTGCAGATGATATCGAGAGTGTAAAAGCAAAGAAGAAAGCAATTTCCAAAATAACTAAAGCGAAAGTAATTGATATAGTGCAAAACGAGAATGATATGATAACTATCATTGTTCGTACACCAAGAAAATACAGAATAAAATCATAACAAAAAAACGCCCCCAAGTGCTACCAACACTCAGAGGCGAGCAGAGCAGATACTACCAATATCAGCTCAGAATGAACAAAACCCAACAACCACGAAAGGGCTTATTCTGCCCTTTTATTGTAGCACACTTTTTTAGGAGTGTCAAGAATAGGAGGAATATTTATGCCGATCTACAAAATGACGGACAAGAACGGAAAGAACATCAGAAAAGACGGCCTGCAAAAATATCGTGTGCGTATCAATTATACGGACAGTTTTGGAAAGTCTCATCAGATAGACCGTGTGGCGTTTGGTGCAGAGACGGCTAAGCAGCTTGAAATTCAGCTTACACAAAAGCTCAATGCTAAAGAGATAGCTCCAAAAATGACTATCGGACAGCTATTCACGGAGTACATCACTGCCAAGCGTTCAGAGGTCCGTGAAACATCACTGGACAAGTCCCTAAGAATACTGAAAAAGAACGTCCTGCCCACCTTTGAAAGCGTGAGGATAGATAATCTGAACGTACCAATGGTGCAGAAATGGAAGCAGGAGCTGTCAGAACAGGGATTGGCTATCGTCACACGAAAGAACATTTACGGCGAGTTTCGTGCAATGATGAACTATGCTGTGAAAATGGAATACATTCCGAAAAACCCCGTTATAACCGCAGGCAACTTCAAAGCGCCCCTTGAAGCCAAGAAAGAAATGCTTTTCTACACGCCTGACGAGTTCAAGAAATACATATCGGCAGCTAAGAATTACGCTCAGGAAGCAGAGGACGGTGGCTCAATGTACGAATGGAACTACTATGTATTTTTCAACATAGCATTTTACATGGGTATGCGAAAAGGCGAGATATACGCCCTGCAATGGACAGATATAAAAGACGGCTACATATCTATCACCAAGAGCATTGCTCAGAAGCTCAAAGGCGGTGATCGTATCACGCCGCCAAAAAACAAGCCAAGCATACGGACGATACAGATACCAGAGCCATTAAGAGCAGTGCTGTCAGAACATTACGAACGCTGTAAGAAAGCAGTGCCAAAGTTCAGTGATGATATGTACATCTGCGGCGGTGAGCGTCCCATCCGTGATACATCTCTTGAAAAGACAAACAAGAAGTTTGCAGACTTGGCAGGTGTCAAACGCATCCGTATTCATGACTTCCGTCACAGCCACGCTTCCCTGCTCGCCAACGAGGGCATAAACATTCAGGAGATAGCAAGACGACTTGGGCACTCCAACATATCAATGACATGGAACACCTACTCGCACCTCTACCCACGAGAGGAAGAACGTGCGGTGAAGATATTGAACACAATCGTGTAAAAATCGTGTATACAAAAGAAAACCACCGTAAATACGGTGGTTTTTGTTCGTTTGGCGGAGATGGAGAGATTTGAACTCTCGCTACGGTTTTGCCGTACTACCGCATTTCGAGTGCGGACCCTTCAGCCACTTGGGTACATCTCCTTATGTCAACTATACTATTATACAAGTAATCACAAAAAAAGTCAAGCCCTTTGTGCAAATTTAAGCACAAAGAGCTTGTCCATTATCTATTGCTGAGCACGCCTCTGCATCTCCTTAACATATGCAAGCGTTTCAGGAGTGTAGCCTACCATTGCGTTGGGACAACATTGGGAAAGAAATTGCATAAGCCCCATGGCAGTGTCCTTGCCCTTGGCATATACGTTAAAACGCAGTACATTCTTCTTGTGCTTCGTGCAGACGATTATCTCGTTGGTGTAGCTGATGAAATTCATACTCGCTGTGTGCTGGTAAATGCCGTAGGCTTCCTCTCGCCAGCACATCTGAAATGGCACTTTCTTGTTGGCAAGCACCCTGTCGGATACGATAATATAATCGTCCTGATATTGTATGTTGGCGTAAAGCTCGTCAGCCTGCTGTAAAAGATCGGGATTGGCTTTGAATATGCCGCTCTTTTCAGGGTGCGTCCTCCGTGACGTACCAAATATAAGAAATATAACACCAGGCGTAAGCGCAAAAAGTCCAAGTATCAATACGCTGTATTCACCGGCTACTACCGCCGCAAATGAGATAAATCCACCCATTAGCGTGAGTATCACACCGCCAACTATCATTGCTATCATTCTTTTTCGTATGTTGGCAAATACTACTTCTCGTCCCATTTTCGTTACCCCTCTTTACTTT